GGACAACAGATATGGGGTACTGGAGTGTCAGATCCTACATACAAAGGTAACATAAATTGGAGTCAGACAGATAGGGTGATGAGTAAAGGTATGTCTTTTGGTATGAGGGCAGTAAGAGGTTCAGGAGATACTGCTTCATATAACAACGGATGGGCTTGTGGTCTTGATGAAGTAGCTATTTATAAGGAAGAAAAAGATTCTAATTTTATTGCAAGTGTATATAGTGGTCAAACTAATTATGACCATACAGGTGCTGATAATCTTGTAGGATATTGGAAATTTAATGAAGGTACTGGAACTCGTGTAGAAGATTTATCAGGATATGATAAACATGGATTATTAACTAATGATTCTCATGGTGATGATGGTGGAGCTGCTTTTGCTGCAGGAACACCAACTTGGGAAGAAATTGAGAGCTATAAATAATGGCTGTTCAACTATTAGATAAATCACTTGTAATGAAACAAAAGAGGTCAACTTTAGTTCAGACTGTTGAAAATGATGAT